GGCAGGCATCTTCACGGATACCGTTGACACCGTGTCAGCGTCGCTTACAGCGTTGGGACTCAAGCCTGTCACCGATCCGCGCAACGCACGACCGCTCACCGTGTTCGTGGAACTACCGACGTTCACTTGTTTCAACAACCAAATCGCAGACATCACAGTTGATCTCCGAATCCTCGGCGCGCCACCCGGCAATAGCGACTCGGCGAACTACATCCTCGGCGTCGTGGACACAATTATGAACAGCCCGATCGCCGTTGTAAGTGGCTCACCGTCGCTTGCACAAATCGGTTCACAAGAATTACCCGCATACGACCTAACTATCAGAATCGCTTCCAAGCGCATCCCATAAAGGAAAAACCATGCCCACAACAAAAACCGTTTACCTGTCCAACCCAACCGTCACCATCGGTGGAGTGGATGTCACGCAGAACACCTCTGCGGCCTCGCTTGAGATCGGTTACGACTCACTCGAATCCACGACCTTCGGCGATACCGGGCACCGCTTCGTGTCAGGCCTCCAAATGGTGAACGTCACCTTGACGATGTTCATGAACTACGGGACAGGCGAAATTGAAGCCACCCTGTTTGATCAGGTCGGCGACGGCACCACCACTCTGGTCATCTCACCAGCAGGCACAACCGAGTCCGCCAGTAACCCCGAATACACGATCAGTAATGCCATGTTGGCTTCGTTTACGCCGATCGTCACGACCGTGGGAGAATTGAGCCAGGTCAGCGTAAGTTATGTCGGCGGCACTTGGGTGCGCGACGTCACCAGCCCGTAATCAACAACTAACCAAAGGACCCCGACATGATTGGCATGACATTAAAAGTAGAAATGGTTGACGGTGAAACATTCGAAGCACCGATCACTTACGGAGTTGCGTGTAGGTGGGAAGATCACCACCCCACGCTCTCCGTGGGCCGTTTTTTAGAAGACATGAAGTTCAAGCCTCTCGCATGGTTGGCTTGGGATGCGTTACGAACCAAGAAGATTGTGGTTCCGTTGTTTAGCACTTGGGTTGAGAACGTCATGGATATTACGTTTCTCCCAAAAGCCAAACAGGGCCCGCAGGAAGAGCCACAAACCTGATCGCGCAGCTCGCTGTTCGTACAGGCATCAGTCCGTTGGATCTGATGGAAACACCAGCCCAGATCATTGACGAAATGGTCAGGTTGATTATTGAACAGAACGAGAGCAAGCGATGACAATTCAGGTGAAAGGAGTGGGCGAAACGCTGAGAGAACTTGGCAAAATCAACCCTGCTTTAAAGCGTGAATTGAACAAAGACATTCGCAATATTTTGAAACCGTTGCTGGCTGAAATTAACCAGTCGATTCCGTCGTCGCCTCCGCTGTCGGGAATGGCTCACAACGGTCGTACCGGGTGGAGTAACCGCAAGAACTCGGTCATCAAGATTGACAGCCGTAAGCCCCGCAGGAACCTCAACGAGCCCCGTATGAGTGTCCCTGTCAACATTGTTCGTATTACGACTAAGGGCGCGCCTGTGGCGATTGTAGACATGGCTGGTAGGGCTGGAGGATCGTCGTCTAAGCGTGAAACTAAATATCGGCGTCCGATGTTTGCCAGTTTGTTACCCGGTCAGCCGTCGCGTTTCATGTGGGCTAAAGCCGCGGATTCAATGTCTATGATTGAACGAGAAATGGATTCCACGATTAGGGCCGTGGTTCTTAAAGCAAACCAAGAGATGGCAAGGATTCGCTAATGGCAATCAACATTCCGATCATTACCAGTCTTGAAGATACGGGCATTAAAAACGCTAAAGCTGCTTTCAACGACTTCAAAGCTGCTGTCGGTCAAGCCGAAGGTGGCATGGGCAAATTTAAAGCTGGGTCAAAAGTCGCTTTAGATGCTGTTGCCGCTAATGCTTCTACGTTTGCTGTTGCAGCTGGTGCCGCAGTCGGCAAGTTTGTCGCTGATGGAATCACAGCGTTTCAAAACATGGCAATATCAGCGGGCAAATTCGCTGATGCGACTGGTTTGGCTGTTGAGGACGCGTCACGCTATATCGAAGCGGCTGGCGATATCGGAATTCCAATTGACGCCGTTGAAGGTGCTATCGGTCGTCTCAATAAGACAATCGGTGCCGACCCTGACAAGGTTCGCAATCTTGGCGTAGACCTTGTTTATTTAAAAGACGGTTCGTTAGACGTCAACGAAACTTTTCTTAACACGATTGACCGACTGAAAAAGATTAAGGACCCAGCAGAAAAAGCAAGGGTTGCGGCTCAGCTTCTCGGTAAGGGCTGGCAGTCCATGGCGGAACTTATTGAGATGGGTGCAGACGATCTGAACGCTTCGCTAACGGCGGTATCAGAACAAAAGGTTATTTCTGAAGAAGAACTGCGAATGGCTCGAGAGTACCGCGCCGCTATGGACAATCTTGGTGACTCGGTTGATGATCTGCAAGTTAAGTCTGGTCAACGACTAATTCCATTAACAACGATGTTGGCTAACGGAGCAACTAAGGCTTTAGAATTTGATGCAGTCGTTACTGAATTTTTTAAAGACATTGTTGGTAACGGAACGCAAGCCGAAGAACAGTTAAGCGAGTTGGCTGGTGTTATAAACGAAGGTCGTATTAACGCTGGAGCGTTTAAGACAGCAATCCAAAACGCTAAAACACCATTAGACAATTTGGCGACCTCGGCAAGTAACGCCAGTGTCGCAATCGTTAACGCTGATACCGCATGGCAGAACCTGACCGGAACATTAGATCGGGAAGTTGCACTCGACAACGCTAAGACTGATCTAGCCGAACTTGAAGCCGCAGCTGCTAAAGCGTTCGGCACAGGTGCCCAAACCGACATTGATGACTACGAAGCCAAGCTCGCTAGTTATGCAGGCGTCCTTGCTGGGATATCGGGAACAATGGACGGCATCTCGTCCAAGGAAATCTTGTTTAGGTTCAAAACTCAGGGTTCAGCAGCTGCGCTTGAGTACGCAAGGTATCTTGCCCGGGGTGCCGAGTTCGGCGGTCTAAGCGAGTTTGACGCTTTAACGCTTGCTGGTATTTCAGGCACTCGAGCAAGCGGTGGTCCTGTGATGGGTGGAGGAACTTATCTTGTCGGTGAGCGTGGTCCTGAACTGTTCACACCGTCGTCGTCTGGGAACATCACACCAAACGGCGGTTTCGGTGGCGGAGCCAATATCACGGTCAATGTTAACGGCGGAGACCCTAACAGCATTGTCAGAGCCCTCCAGCAGTATGTTTATCAGTCAGGCCCAGTGCCCGTGAACACTCGAGCCATGTAATGCCAACTACTGACTGGACATTCCTACTTAACGGAACAACTAATTTTAATAGTTACGTCCTCTCAGCAAACATTAAACAAGGACGAGAAAGTTACTTAGACAATTACGCTGGTGGATCAATTGCAATAACAATAAACAACAACGCAAACTATGCAAACAATTTTGCGTTTAATACCAAAATATTGGTCAATTACAACTCAAGCGCCGCTTTTAAACAAATCTTTTATGTCCAAAACATAGATTTCAACGACCACCCCGGCAATACAGGATTATCTACAGCAACAATCTTTGCAGTAGATGCTTTAGGTAGATCAGGCAGAATTCAAGCAACGGCTTTTGGTTTGACACAAGCCAACACTATAAATCAGTTACAACAATTTGACACAGGCAACGTCTTGCCCACCGATATTGTCGTGTCAGCAACTTTAGGTGGTGGAGATTCAATCGCCTCAGCTCAGACATACACGGGAACTGTCCTCAATCAAATCAACTTAATTAACGCAACAGAACGTGGAGTGATTACCACTACCGCTGGTACTTCAGCACCTTTTAACAGCACTATTGCGCCAATGCCTCGAAGCAACCTTTATTCTGCTGTGACCTCGTTTTCGTTTGGTCGTACAACATCTTCAACAGTTATTGCTTACAGTTCTTTTGATCGAATCCAAAACGGATCGTCGTTTATTAACACAGCAACAATTTCACCTTTAGGTTTGTCTCCAGTAACCGAGACAAACTCGGCTTCCGTTTCAGCGTATGGACCTACCTTTTATGGTTCGTCAACGGTTGATTACAACACAACTCAAGCCACAGGCAACGCCGATTGGATTTCAAACACTTTTTCTGACCCTGCATCGTTGCGGTTTGTTATTACTTTTACCGACAAAATGCAAAATTCAACGGCGCTTGATAATTTTGAATCTACGTTTTTTCAAACTATTTATCTCATTTATTCGCTCGCTTATCGAGTGCCCGGTGACGTTTCAGATACAACTGTTCAAGTGGTGCGAGAAGGTTGGCAAATTAACATCACTCCATCGCAAACTTCTTTTACATTGTTTTTTAGTCCACTCAACTATTATTCGTTTTTTACACTTGATTCGTCCAGTTTAGGAATTTTAGATACCAGTCGACTCGGCTGGTAAAGGAGAAACATTATGGCTACACCACCAGATTTCAGTTCGGGCGCAGTCCTGACAGCCGCACAAATGAACGCTGTCGGTTTGTGGCTTGTCAAGACACAGGCTATCGGTGGAGTCGCTGTCCCTAGCGTGACTGTCAGCAGTGCATTCTCAACAGATTATGAGGACTATTTGATAACTGTTACAGGTACAAGCGTTTCAGCCAACCAGCCGAACCTACTAATTCGAGTTGGTTCAACTGCATCAGGATATTTTTACGCAGGAAACTATGTTGGCTACACCAGTGCAACCGTTACTGGCGATGCAACAACTACTGGCACAGGTTTTGTGATGGGTGCTTGTGGCAACGGTACAGCAGGCGGCGGAACTACGCATATGGCAGTCACAGTCCGGCAACCGTTCGTTACTCAGGCAACAATGTTTAACGCCACTAACGCTTCTATTTCATGGTCATCTTTTTACAACGGCGTAATGAACAACGGCACTTCATACACAGCGTTTACAATTTTGCCATCATCAGGAACATTGACAGGCGGAACAATCCGCGTTTACGGATACAGGAAATAATTATGACCCCCGAAGAATACAAAGCCCTATACCCACAAGACGAAGTGTTCGTTCAAATAGACGACACCTTTCACACTTTCAGCGACGAAGAATACGAAGCATGGGTCGCCGAGGGTGTCTACAACAGTAACCATCCGAGACCATGAAAACGCTAGCCGTGATCGCAGCTCTCGCCGTCGTCCTCATGTTTGTCATCACTGGATGCAACGACCGCACTCGAGAAACTTGCGAAACTAAACCCACAGCCACAAGGTGCGAACAATGAAAAGACTCACCAACTCCGAAATTAAAGCACGACTCATCCTTATCGTCGGTATCGCTTTAGCCGTTGCTTTTCTAGGTTCAACTGCAGCTCTGCTTTACGGCCTGCTGTTTGTTGTACAGCCATTAGACGTGTCACCTAACGATGAATCAGCCTGGTCGCTACTTAGCCCAATGATGTTGTTTCTCACTGGAGCACTATCAGGAATCCTTGCCAGTAACGGCCTGAAAGATAAGGAACAAAGAGATGATTAGCACTAACACCAGCGTCACTACTACACGCGTCAAGATTGTTTCTAAAGCAGTCAACGCAACACGAAGCGTAAATGTTCGCTCAACAAGCAACGACGTCTATATCGGCGGAGCAGACGTCACAAGCGCAAACGGGCTAAATCTACGCCAACACGAACACATCACGGTCATCGTCCCACCAAACGAAGAACTTTGGGCGATCACCTCATCAGGGACGCACACCATTGCAACCCTTACTAACTTTGTGAGCCTCGCATGACCGCGCGCCCGTACACAGGAAGCACCGACGGCAACCACCCCACACCGCGCGCCGGCACGAAACGATTCGTTGAATATTGTGAATACCTTTTCGGTGTCAAGAACATCGGCATCTACGCCAACCGTCCGATGCGTTCAGGCCCGCAGCTGTCCGTCCACGCGACATGGCGAGCAACCGACCTCAAAGGCACCAAGGCCCAACGCAAAGCCCTAGTCGAATTCCTGTTTCAACACCGCGACCTTTTAGGCATTGAAGAAATCCACGCTTACGACGGCACAGGATGCCCACTACCAAACCTCACCAAGTTTGGCGCTGGCTACCGATGCGACCGTGACGCTTGGAAGGCTTGGACCCCGACACGCAACGGAGGCACACCCGGTGCGGACTGGACTCATGTAGAGATCTCGCCGCTTATGGCCGACAACCCGAAACTGGTTGAGGACGCGTTCGCCCAGATATTTGCTCAATGACTTGACATTCGGTTTGGGAGTCGGTCAAATGACTGACAGCCAAGTGCGTCCCGTGATAGCGGGACCCCGACCGCAGGAGGAAGCAATGCAACCATCCCTTTTTGACGTTCTCGCTGTTCCAGCCGAGATGCTCAAATACGAAGCTTTTAAAGAAGCAAACCCTTGGGTCATGCCGACCCTTACCAAAATGTGCTACCAGCTGATGCACCGCGGATACACGCATTATGGCATTGCAGCTCTTATTGAAGTCTTGCGCTACGAACACGCGATCACTAACGACCCCAGTAGCGAGTTCAAATTCAACAACAATTACCGCGCCTTCATGGCCCGAGAGATCATGCAGAAACCAATGCTGGAGGGATTCTTCAGCACCCGCAAATCAGTTGCGGACCTATCAGAGGACTACTAAATGAACCTTAAACGATTCTTGCTTTTATCAATTTTCACTTATG